ACTGATAACAGTTGCGTTGGCAAATGAGCTTGCACCCAATAATAGTTTGCCTGCAATAAGTTCATTGTTCAACGGATAACCTTGGTCAACGAATCCATTGCCTCCGTTGTCAAATTTAATTTCAACAAGACCAGAACCTAGATTTGGTGAACTAGCAGAACTAGCACCTAGACCATATTGGATAATGTCTGTGACAATAGTCCAATTAGACGATATAGTAGCTATAGCAGTCTCCGAAGGAGCAAGTGCTACGTTGAAATATTGATTAACAGCATCTTGGTATATTTCTATGTTTTCTTGATTTAAAACAGCCAAGGCCACAGTTTTTGCATAGTTGATAGCATCCAGTGTTTCTTCATACTGTGTACCAATAGCAACAGCCTTGGCACTGGCATTTCTATAGTAACTCTTACCAGCATTAATACTTTGATAGTTGCTGTCAAATAATATATCAAATGCCGCAGCCTGTACTAGGTATCCTAAGTCTCTAAAGCAAGTAGTTTCTGCATATTGGAACCCGCCAGCATAGGTAGTTTCTAAATAAGTTACAGCATTAACACCAATGATGGATTTTTGTGTTAATAGCAGTGTTCGAGCATCAAGGAATGATGTATCAAACTCTTGCCCGGCATACGTAGGACCAGTAGTAGAAATGGCCGCAGTGTCTCCAACTTTACCTGCTAGATCAGACCATAGAGTGTTAACTTTAGTCTCTGCACTTGCACCTTGGCTAAGACTAGCGTTTTTATATTGATAGCTAACTGTACCAGTTCCTGTTCCCACGGCAGCAGCAACAAATGTACTTCCTACACTATAAACAGTAGTAGAAGTTCCAGCAGCAGTATTCCATTGGCCATTGGTAGTACTGCCTAGGTCGATAATAGTGTAGGTTGTACCTATTTCAAAGCTACCAGCAGTTACCTGGGCATAATGACTGTCGGGTTGTTGATTTTTTATAATCTTTTTAGATAATTCATTTGCGTAATCAAATGCATCTATAATAATTTCAAGGTCATTGGTTGAAAATTGGCTAGACTCATTAGCTATATACTGATCAGTAGCAGCTACTATGGCGCTATTACCACCATAAGTAATGTCAAACATTAATGCTTCGACAATATATTTTAGTTCACGCTTAAGATCAACTGCGGTGTTGGCAATATAAAAATCTATATTAGTAGCGGTTATCCATCCTGCTATTTCTTCTTGTATAAATTCGATATTGTTTGATAATAACACCCTAGCATGGGTAAAACCAGCTGCTAGATTCACAGGACTAGTGTAAGTGATAGCCGGTAATGCCGCTAACCCTGAAGTCAGCGTAGTAGTAACAATCCCAAAACTCGTCTGAATACTAGACTGAGCAGCATTATCATTTATCACTGCGAATGTATCGTTGATATAAGTGATGGTCAAATCTTGTATATCACCACTGTCATCATCGATGGCTGTTTGTGCATCTAATAATGTTGGACTAGCACTAGTTACTGTAGGATTTACAAGAGTTACTGCACCTTGTGTAACTCCATCGTTAATAATTGTTGTAATGACAGCAAATTTATTATCAATATCTGTTGTGCGGGCAGCACCACCTGTTAACGATATATTTGTATACTGTCTAAATGATTGTTGATATACAGTGGCTGGAGTATCATTTTGTACAATATCTTTGGCAATAAGAGCAATATAATCTATAGCATCCTTAAATGGTACTATTTCGTTTGCCTGAAGGATTCCTGTTGCGCCGTTATAGTATTGCTGTCCTGCATAACGACTAGCACTATTTCCACCGTAGACAATGTCATAGACCACAGCTTCTATCATTAATTTTATATTGCGTTTATAAGTGGTCTTGTTGTAGCTCAAACTTGAATATTCAACAGCTAGGTAACCTATAACTTCTGCTTGAATAAAACTAATGTTACCCAATAACAAATCTCTAACTGATGCTGAACCTGAAAGCGAATCACCGGATACTGGCATTTCTAAACTTGCTGCCTGCAATGCTCCGTTAGAAAGAATATTTTTAATGACATCAATACTATCAGACATTCTTACAATCGCCGTTGATTGTCCAACTAGACTAGGTAGAGCAACTAGGGTATCTCTAATAAAATCTAAAGCACCTACAGTTTGTTCAAATTCTCCACTTGTAGTAGTTTGGCCAGGAGCATAAAAATATGACTGCCCCATGCGTACACTTTGGTAATTACTAGCAAATAAAATATCCCAACCAATAGCATCTAGTGTCTGTGCAATCTTTGCTTTTCTATTGATTTCGTTATATTGGTATCCCTGAATGATACTCAAGGCATAGTCGATGCCGTCGATGGTTGTAGTTAATTGGTCTGTTAGATTTATTCCTACTAATGATGCAGCCTTGGCAGCAGATCGATAGTTAGTGTCTAATACTAGGTCATCAGCAGCAGCCGATACAATATCTGCAATAGCTTGAGAAAAAACGGTAGCATCAAAATCAATACTGTTGACATATTTGTTATTGATATAGGCAACGACTTCAGTTTGAATAAATTCTTTGTTTTGGACTAGAAGTGTGTAGGCATCTACGTAATCTGCATCACCTACATTTCCGCCAATATAATCATAGCCTGTGACCTTACTAAAGGTTAAATCTTGATCTGCAACACCACTGGTGTACCCAATTCTCTGTTTATATGGACCAGGTTCTGTATTGGATAAGTTCATAAAGTTCTCAGCAGCCAACGCAGCAGCGCCGATAGTTTTATAAGCATAATTCCAAGCCCGACCTTCTTTCCCTAGAGGACTTAGTGTTTGTACGTCATCACCGTTTGTCGACACAAATAAGTTGACTTGAGAGTACATTGTTGCATTATCAACGTAGAATTTTGTAGCGGCTTGTAAGTCGTCGTCACCTTTAGGTTTTCCAACTCCTGCTAAACTGCCAGGATGATCAGCTAGTGTTAAAGCACCGAGCATAACATCGCCACCGCGATAAACAGCATCTTGACGTTGTATTGCTTCAGATTTTAGATAATTTCCGCTGAGTGTTGAGTCATAATCAGCATCGTCGGCTTCGGGGGCAATGGGTTCGTCTCGAACACGCAGAGGTCCGACAATACGGCCGTCAACAAGTTTAATAAAATTATCATCAACATATCCTCTATTGACTGCTAGTTTGGCCAAAGTAGTAGTCCAACCATATTGACTGTGTGTTGTATTAAAGTTTGCAACGGCAGTTTCGTCCGGATCTGCTAAGTTACCGATGGTATTTGTAGCAGCATTTAATGGAGCACCTAGTGTCGGATATGTATCGTTGATCAACTTAGATTGGTTGGATCTAATAGTTACTGTTTTTGCTGTATTGTCGATGTCAATACTAATACCGTAACCTGCGTTAAGTGATTTAGCAGTTAGTAAGTTTCCAGCCGTATTAGAAATAAGGATGCTTTCAGAGCCAAACGTACCAGCAATAGATAAACTAGGATCAACATCGCCTAATTTTTTAAACTGTATTTTTCCTTCTAAACCAAAAGCGGCATAAATCTCAGTAAAGTTTTCATTGACTTTACGGAATGATTCACGGATACTATCACCAGTACCGTCGTTACCCTGTACACCAATATTAACTGTTTGTTTTGTCATTTTTCTATTAAACTCCGAAGCTAGAACCGCAACCACAGCTAGTTTTAGCGTTTGGGTTGCTTATTACAAATTGACTGCCCATTAATTCATCTTTGTAGTCAACTGTTGCATTGTTTAGGTATTGTAGGCTCATAGCATCAACTAACACATGTATGCCATTGGCTTCTACATCATAGTCATCTTCTGCTATGTCTTCATCTAAGGTAAATCCGTAACTAAATCCTGAACAACCGCCACCCTGAACAAACATTCGAAGTTTTAGTTTAGGATTATTTTCTTCTGATAGAATATCGCGTATCTTTTCTATAGCAGAATCTGTTACACTGATCATGAGGAGCCCCTATTATATGATATTTATCATAAACATTTTATAATCTTAATGTAAATAATTAATGTTCATCAAACAAGAATACGTCACAACCACGCATTATCGTTCTAGTAAGCTCGGACATTCACATAGTTACCAACGAAAAAAGACCGTGTTAGTCTTTAGGTGTGACTGTTGTACTGAGTTGTTCAGCCGTGACAAGGGATCAATGAGTCCTAGTAGGATTAGTAATAATTTTTATCACGTTTGCAACCTCTGTGATGCTAAACGTTTTGCTCAAGAGAAAGGCGTCGAAAGACGCCGTGTGTGGGATATGCCAGTGAGTAGCCTTAAGACACTTGACCAACTCTAGCGTTGATCATTCTCCAGTCTATTATTTTCCATATGTTGGTTAGATATCTTTTTTTATCGGCTTGATAGTCCAGAGCCCAAGCATGTTCCCACCAATCCACTAATAACACAATATCTTTTCTAATTTCGTGATTAACAATGGTTTTGATCTTGCCATCATCTGCTAGGTATGCCCACCCGCTGCCCTGTATCTTCATGGCTGTTTTTTCAAATTCTTCTTTGAAACGATCAAAGGTATCAAAATGTTTTTCTATGAACTGTAAAATAGCATCATAGGGTCTGTTGGATCCCTCTGGTTTTTGTAGTTGACCAAAATAGATATTATGTAAAAATGCACCAGCTTCGTTGAAATCGTCATCACCTTCGCCCTTGTTATATCGATCAACATAGGCTTTGTACAGTGTGCCGTAGTGATAATCTATGGTTTCTTTAGATTTCACAGGATCAAGATCGTTGCGATCGTACGGCAATGTTAACTGTATGAGTTTGTCTTTACGACCTTCAACAATGAATTTTTGAATGAAATTGTATGCCATACGTGTATTTACCGTATAAATAACCTACAAGGAGATAAACATGGAAATTATTATTCTATTAGTGATTGTTGCTGTAGCAGTTGTGCTCTATTTCAATCGTAAGTCACCAACTTTGGATATAAACAAAGATGGCAATGTTGACGTTAAAGATGTAGTGGCCGCAGCCGTTAAGGTAGAGGAAGCTGTTGTAACTGAAGTAACAGAAGTTGTTACTAAAGTTAAAGCCGCAGCCAAAAAAGTATCAGCTAAAACAGCCGCAGCCAAAAAAACTACTGCATCAAAGAAGGTTTAATGTCTTTGCCTGCTCGTAAAGAGCACGGCTAGCAAGATTTTTACCCTTTGATTCACACATAATATCGTGTGTATTTAGAAAACTTAGTGCCCATTCGTTAACTGTTGTATTCCAATAGAAATCTGAATGTGCCCTAAGTTTTTGTCTTTTGTAGCCTTCTACAAGCAGAGACTCCAATTCTGGGCGATCACTAGTGCTATGTCCGACAAGTACATCTTCACGGCTAACACTGTAATGCATAGTAGGACGGAGCCCACGCCAACTATCAACAACACGTTTAACACGGTCATTAGTTGGGAGGATATATTCACCTTCACGAATCCAGTTGTGATGGATATCAAGCACAATAGGAACAATATCACTAATACTAAGACAGTCATCTAATCCCCAACTAATTTCTTCGTTCTCGATAGTAATACAATTACGTGCTTCTTGCGAGAGCCTGGAGTAGGCCTTGCGTATACCTTCAGGACCCTGCCGTCCGGAAATGTGTACGTTGATTTTAAGATCTTGGAACGTCTTACCGTAGCCCATATATCTAGCCATGTCTGCATGATATTCGAATTCTTCTATGCTTCGTTCTACAATCCCTTCACTAGCACTTGCCAAGACAGTAAACTGGCCAGGATGAAAAGACAGGCGAACATTGCTCTTACGAGCCACATCTCCCACTTCACAAAATGCTCTTTCGAGATATTCCCGTACATCGGGAAGCCGCCAGAACCAGCTCCAAGATGACTCAGTGTACACAGGAAGGATATCGCTACTGAGTCGTACCATTCTAAGATTTTCATCGAGTGCTCCCACACGTTCAACTAGCAAACGAGTGGACTCAATATTACCTTTGGCTAGGCTCCACAGTTTTTCAACTGCCACATCTTTGCTCTGTCTATTTAACCAAGATACAGTGGTTGATCCAGTATTATATTTTTTAGCATCATCTTTGGGTTTGATGCCGCCGACCTGATCTGGATTATCAATCCATTTGCAGGCAAAACCGATACGTTTAGTCATGTGTACAATCAATAAAAATGGACATAGTGTATTATAACATCTATGTCCATTACAGTCTAGTTAAACGGTGTTAAAGCAGTTCTTCATTCCATTCACGATGGCCTTCACGGAAAGCCATGTTACTTTGAGTTTCACGTACTTCTACACGATAGCACCACAGTCGTTCTGCTTCACTTGGACCCCACATATCCGGAACGTACACTCCATTTACATATTTGTACAACATGTCCGCTAGACCTTCACAGCCCAATCTGGGAAGCACAGTCAGTTTGGCTAGTTTACGCTTCTCCATTTCTTTATAGAATTCAAGTTCTGGATCATCTTGCGCCACTAATAGTG